AAACGTATGATGTGAAGCCTAAAGATTCGTCTGCTTGGAAAGGGTATGATACACACAAAGTTGAAGCAAAAATGGGACAGTATGATTCGTACAAGAAGAAGATTGCTCTTAAGAAGTAAAGCTAAACAAGTACAGAGTCTGATTTAAATCAGCTACAATCTCATCACGAATATTCAGCAAGTCAGTATCCTTACTGCTGAGTAGTTTCGGTAACCGTGTAGTTAACCATTCCACAGCCTGTTTCAAAAGTTCAGGTCCTTCTTCGTCGCTGTAATTGCGTAGACGGATCGTACCGTTGCGCTGGGTTAAGTTCAGACGACCGTACTTACCAAAATACACTTCCATAAACTTATCGATAGATTCGTCTAGACTATCAACCAATTTGTCCGTTGACTTATGACGGGAAAACTGCATAGTTTCCCAATGATAAATTTTTACTTGGTTACGAAGCGTCAACATCAAATTCACAATTTCACCGCTCATTTGTTAATTGTACATGATAAATACTGGCAAAAACATATTCGGTATTAAAAATCCAAAAAAGATTATATAAATGGCAGAAGTGGACAGAGCCACATCTATTGGCTGGGTATCATATTCACTTCGCCAAGCAATGGGTGATCCTGAATTAAGAAATACGATTTTACAATATTATATTGGTCATATTCCAGGCATTACATATGGTAAAACGTTTGATAGCTACTATAAACTTTCTGATCTAACGAGGTATTTAGAGATCGTTGCAAATACACCTGGAATTACACTGTTCACTGCAACTAATCTAATTGATCCTAAAGCCAAATATCACGAAACACACTTTCAAACGTTTATTGTAAGCAATATTAGAAAAACCGTTGTTACGATTGATCCTGCTATGAAACCAAACGGCGAAGAAGGAATATATACCCCATACATAACACTTGAGGTAATAAAGCCATTCTTTGAGTCAAAAGGATATACTGTTCATCCGGTAAGCGTTAAGAATGTTTGCCAGAAGACGGACAAAGATGTATTCTGCCAATCTTGGTCGTTGTATCTTCAAATTGAGGCAATAAAACGGGATACAGCGCAGATCCCTATTCCTTCAAAGCAGGGTGATAAGTATACTCTGCTTCTGTCATTCTTTAAGGACTTAATTAGTATACCTGAATTTTGCAATACATTAAACAAAGTGTATACAAACGAAATTATGACGAATAAAGATTTTGTAAGCGGTACTCCACAACATCTTCATAAAGCATTAAGAGCTGCTTACATTGCACGAAATCCATGCCAAATTCTCAATGATATGACATCAGTGGATATGATGGAACATTAGGGCTTTGAATTGTTACCGTAGTATGACGGAAGCGTTTTGTCAATAGGCATTGATTCGGCCTTGAATACACCACTAGAAATCGCTGAATCGCTTGCCTTAACACCTCCCCATGATCCAGACATGGCATCATACCGTGCCTGAATGTCTGGTTTCTTTACCTGCAAGTCTAAGAACCCTGATGTGCCAGTTGAAGAATCGGAAGTAAGGTAAGGGGCAGGCATAGAGGTTTGAGGGACGGGCGTTCCACCAACTGCGTTCAAGTATCCAGACCAATGCTTGTCCATTTTGTTGTGTCCTAAGAATTAAATGAAGGAATTAGACGGTGATACCTTGAAAAAGGAGATGAAATCGGGAAAGCCTATAGCGATCTTCTTTTATATGGACGGATGCCCTCACTGCGACAAAATGAAAAAGCCGTGGGATGACCTAGAAAAGGAAGTCCCTCACACGGAATTTTGTAAGATTGAAAGTGCCAAAGTTCCTTCCGAAATGGGTATTACGGGATTCCCTCACTTCGAAGTTCATGGAAAGTCAAAGAAGGTGGTGGATGGATCATCATCCAAAGCCGAATTAAAGAAGAAGTTATTTGGAACGGGCGGGCGCCGGCGCACTCGGCGCCGTACCGGACGGCTTACCCGTCGTGTTCGAAAGAGCAAGCTTTGAACCCCGCGCAGGCATGTATCCTTCTGCTATGATCTTGCCGTAGCGAGAAGGAGGAGCAGAAGAGTAATCTGGCTGATCAATACCCTTCGCTAACCATTTCAAGAATCCGTCCTGATCGTTCGGGATTGTGGCAGACTGAAGGGTATAGAAAGGCATGATGGCCGTAGCCTGATCAAACAGATCAGACGTGTCCATATAGATATCTGAAGTGTGCTGGAACGCCTTCATAATACCAGACTGGATATCGCGGCGCGTCACTGGCGCAGCATCTTTACGATCAGGGTTATCTAGAATATCGGTTAGAAGAGGATTCATAAAAGGATTTTCGGGAGTGGGCATGGTGTATTCTTTTCCACTCACAGCAGCCTTGAATGTTTCAAGAACACGTCCTTTAGGAAATAGAGTAAACAGTACAACTGTGGCCGCCATAACCGCTGGAATTGCCACGAGGTATCCGCTCACCTGTGTAAACAGAAACAGAATGACCGAGAAGTAGACTGAAAAGCGAACTACAGCATTCAAAGCCTCTACAGTGGTCATATTCTTGGTAGGAACAAACTGGCTCCACTTGTCCGGCGCAAATAGAATAGCTGGGTCTCGGAACCAAATTTGTTCGGTCATCTTATTTCTAGCTTGAGTTTTTATCGCGCTGTTTCTTCTGTAGTCGTGCTAACATTCTCTGGCGTCGAGCCTCTGGTGAGTTTCCTACGAGAACGGCCGCTGGGGTTTCGCCGCGATTCAGACCGAGAGCATCATTGAAGATATTCCCAAAAATTGATGTGACCTTCGCCTTGATAGCTTCAACTTCAGACGTAATTTGCTGCTGCGTAAGTTCTCCACGCTTCATCTTGTCCTTCAGCATGTTCTGGATCTTGGTTACGATCTTTTTAATGACTGGGTGTTCGGGGTTCTTAATCATTTCCATAAGCTCCTCAGGGTTCTCGACGTTAATATTGAGCTCCTTGATATTAATTTTCTCAACGATTTCAGTAAAAATTTTGGCGATCCGAGTATTCATAATGAACTCCAAGATCTCCTTGAAATGATCTTCACTCGCCTTATCGTTCAAGATCTTATTAATTTCATCACTGTCCGTTCCTGTCTTGGTCCAATAGGACTTGAAAATTTCAATCATAGATCCAATCTTGTCCTTGATATCGCCGTGTAAGAATGCCCCAAGAACACACAGCTGGAAACTCTTCCACAGATCTTCTTTCGGAATACCATCACGAGCCCAAACGGCACTCAAATCAATATTAAATAATACACGAGGCTTCTCTGAAAAGAAACTGTCGTCGCGCTGGAGAATCTTGAGAGCGTCTGGGTAGAACGTCTCAATAGTCTTTAGATCGTCCTCGAACTTAAGGACAGGTGATAAATCCGAACACGCCTTTCGAACATCATCTATAAAACTCTGAAATATCTTGCTTGTGTCCATTTAGATTTTATGCTGAACAAATGTTTAAGCCCGATTTCCGCCACGCGATGCCATTAGAGTCTTGTTGTCGGGTGTAAGACATACGCAGCCAGTGTCCGTGTTGAACGTGGAAGGGCAGCATTCAGTGTCTACCTTGTTACCTACCATTAACATGAGCTTATTTGAGTCATCGGCCTGAGACGGAAGAGCTCCCGCGGCGTTTACCGGCGCAGCCTCATTGGCCGCCCACCCGGATACTCCACCACCAATATCTACCTGATCATAAGGTCCCATGCCGCCAGAGTTCAAGGGCTTTCCAACCGGCTGCTGCATGAAGCTCTCCTTGGACGTTGGAGCTACGTGAGGTCCGAACCGAACGAACAGTCCAGCCAGAACCGCCGCGACGAAAAAGGCTAGAACGAGTGCGGTTTTGTTCATTTATTACTATGAGGAGCGATTAAAAACCGGACGCGGCAATTAGGGATGCCAATACAATTGCCAAAACTAATAAAGCGGGATTGAAGAGTGCCAAAATAAATGAAATAGCCAACAAAATGAACACGAACGTTTTCACGATAGAAATGAAGAGCGTGACGAATGACCATACAAAATCCACAATAACTTGAACTAGGAATGCCCCAATGTATCCTTGAGCGACAAACCGTTTAAGTACATCTTGGATCTTGGTCAAATAATGAAGGAATACGCTTGTAGATCCAGCGGCTTTCGACATCGTCTGGGCCATGAACGAAAACATAAACTTACGGATTCGTGATATCACGTATCTGAACAAATCAAGAGGACCAGTAAGTTGTCCCAACGACTCACCTAAAACTCCGAAATAACTATTCAGTTGAGCTTGAACAATCCCCCAAATACTGGCCGCTAAAGTATTTGTACAATGAATAAAATTGTCAGACGCACTTACGTCTGGACGAATAAAGCCAGCTACTGGAATGTATATGGGATTACATCGGTACTCGTCCCAATTCTGCTTGACCTTATCCCAATTTCCCATTCCATGAGCAACTAGAATTCCAAGAATGGATGCTAGAGTTGCAACTATAACAACAAGCATCTTACTCTACTGATGTTATAGTCCTATTTTTATTCAGTATTTTTCTACCTTACGCGTAATCAGTGATGAATAGGTAATCAAGTTATACAGTACTGGCTTCCCTTCTAGAGCATGCATAACGGTGCCACAAACAACATCACCGTTCAGTACATCACCTACACGTATTTGAGAAATCGGCAAGGATCCATAAACTGGTGTCGTTGCTACGACACCTGAAACTGGACCTATTTCTGTAAAGTCCATGAAAATATGGCTTCCAACAATGAATTGGCGTAAGTGAGTATTGATACACACCAACGTCTTACTGTCAGCACTACGTACTGCATTCGGATGTTCGGCTACTGGGATAAAAGCATCCTTGTACCATACCTTGTGTCCTCCCGATACTTTTGCGGCTCCTAGCATGTACATTGGGACATTTGTACCATCAATGGTGTAGATAGACGTTACCTTGTTGTTATTTGGTAATAAATCTCCTAGCTTGAGGTTACGCATATAGACAAGGTTACCCGAACCATTCTTAATCAGCGTATTCTCATCGAAACATAGGAAGTTCATGGTCTTGCCAATCGGTCCATTTAATACTGATGCGCCAGTATCTGAGCCAGTCGTGAAAATGTAAACGAACGACATCATAATACCTACTAATCGAGCCATTAGGGTTCGCATCCGAATAATGATGTACTGGAACTGAGACATCAAGTTCTGAATCTTCCCAAATACAGTACCAACAATGCCCAAGAACCCGTTACGCGTATCTGCCATCATTTTTCGCATACTGTCCATTGAATCGCTAATTTCGGTAACAATTGAAGTCATCGTAGAAAATTGACTCATAATGGGATCAACTACAAACCCAGTGTAATCCTGAAAGCTCTTCATCGTACAATCATTGAAGTTCTTGAAAGGATCTTGACCCACCAACCCAGCTAAAGGCATATATGCAGGGTTACACCGATACTCTGCCCAATTATCCTTCAGATCTTTGATATTGTTCAGTGCGAACATGTACAGACTGGCACCTACAGCCACGAGTGTAGATACCACTACAATCGCAGTATCCATTACTCTTAAGGGTCAAAAACACAAAACGGATTTGGCGTGGCCCAGAATCTGAAACTCAAAGAAGATGGATTACCATTCTATGGAGCTCCCAGAGCTCAAGGCAATTGCTAAGGAACGTAACCCAAAGATCAAGCATTACTATATTATGTCACGAGCACAGCTTATTCAGGTTCTGCTCATGGATAAGCTTCCCCAGAAAATGATTTTGGAGAAGAAAACTCTAAAGGAACTTCAGGCAGAAGCGAAGACCAAGGGTATTCCTAAGGTATGGAACTTAAGACGTCATGAACTTATGGAGATCTTGTATCCTGAACCCGAATCAACTCTTAGCCCTAAAAAGCAAAATAAGGATGATGATGATTGAAAGAAACATGATTACCCACAATAATGTCAATGCTACGATGTACGGATACAAATACTGGAATACCTTCGAAAGAATAGGAACCAGTATATTTTTTTCAAAGTAAGCTTGGAATTCGGGGGTGCTGAAATACTGCAAGGGGTCAGAACCCATCTTATTTATCATGAATCTTTTTGGTAATCTATTTAACCGCTTTAAGATTAGTTTAAAAAATGACTACCTGTATAGTCTCAGCTTACTACAAAATACCGAGTAAACGATCTCACGAAATATACATGCCAAACATCATCCGATTTTTCGAGTCTGTAAAAAGTGTCTCTGTTATTTTTTTCACAACGCCTGACGTCATTCAGGATATTCGAGACTCTACAAATACAGATCATGTCATGTTTGTATGCATTCCTTTTGAAGAACTTCGGGCATTTGAAAAGTTTGGGATAGATTTCTGGGTTCGTCAGAAAGAACGTGATCCTGAAACGTACCATAGTTACCAACTGGGAGCAATCTGGTACGAAAAGAAAGAATTCGTGTTACGAGCCATGGAGTTTATTAAAGCCGACGTATACATGTGGTGTGATGCGGGATGTGTACGAGATATTGCTTCAGGGGAACGGGCGAAATTGTTTGGGACTCGAACAGTTTATCCGACAAACAATAACAAACTTCATCTCCAACAGATAGGTAATAATATCAAAAGTGACTTTTATATGTATCCGTACATGTGTATTGCCGGAGCAATTATAGTTGGGAATATTCAGGCTTGGAAGGAATACAGTGAACTATATGACTCTGTATTGATTCGGTATGATTCACATAATGTTCCGGCTATCATGGACCAGTACATAATTAAAAGTTGTGTAGATTTGAAGCCGGAGTTATTTGTTTTGTATCCCCAACTATCTACAATTGATAACTGGTTTAAGTTTTTAGAATTTATGTAGCTTTCTTCCAGTCGCTCTCTTCATAACTGTACTGATTCGGAGGATCCTTAATCAGAGAAGACCTAACATCTGTTATCTTCCGAGCAACGGATATAATGTATACTTCGTCGGTATCATTAAATTTTGAAGTATTACGATTACCTTGGCCCTTCTTAAAATCGTTAACATCTATCCAGAACTCTCTAGCAACCCCATCTTTACCCAGGTATAAATTCAGAAGTTCCATTCCATACTTTGGAGTGAAAATTGAAAGAAAAAATTCAGGGCTAAATTGGTACATACCGTGACCTGAAAAGTTATTGTTGGGAATTACAGTACATACTACGCCCCCAACCGCAAGTAGATCAATGATATTTTCATAAACTTGGGGAACGTTAAATATGTGTTCGCTAGTTCCACCATCGAAAATGTAATTATATTTTCCTTTAAGCTCTGATGGTACTGAGAAATTCAGATTATGAAGAATAGATGCCTTTTCATAGGCAGAGTTATCCATACTGTCTACTGAACCAAACCCCATATCAATAAAGAACTTTTCACAATAATCGTACAAATTGTACGTATTCTGAGAAGGTAGCCCGTAATGATTCAAAATGAGGGTGAATATATGTGGTAGCATATAAATCTGCTGACGTCCTAGAGTCAACATACGCCGTCGATCTTGAATATGTTGGAACGATAGTATCGCAGAGTCTAGGCTAACTGCAGTTAGCCCCATTTCTACTATACACAGCACCCCCCTTAAA